CAGTTAAATACTATTGACAACTACTACAAGGAGCGACAGTATGCAGGCATTAGAACGTGTGGAACTTGAAGTAACAGAAGAAGAGCTGGCCGAGTTAGCAGGCTGCTCAGCAGATCAAATAGGCGAGTATGTCATAGATCGCATACAGGAATACTGTGACAGCCTTGAAGCTCTAAAACTCAATCCTGAGATCATGATGGCCGCACTACTACAGGTCTACTGTGATGTGGCCTGTGAGCATGGTGATCGATCAGCTTATACAGAACAGTTAGAGTTTGCTCTAGAGGACGAGTGGGAAGAACACTCAATACACTGATATACAATTAAGACGTTAGAATAAGAATAAGGTGCTACTATTTGGCACCTTATTTTTTGGCTTTTGACCGCTCCGCGGCTTCGCCGCTACGGACTCTGGGCTCCTTAGATGCCCGTGGTGTCCGCGTTGTACCAGTATTCACCAGTGCCATCATTAGTAAATGCACCACCAGCGTAACTCCATTGCAAGAACTGCCCACCTGCAACTGCATTGTTACCAGTCATGAATCTGATGGGATAGTATGTGCCGCTTCTCAGTAAAAAGTTACGGCTGTATGTATAGGCCGCGCCACGCAATCCGGGCTGTGCTATGATAGCATTACTAGTAGTATAACCCGTGGCCGCTGTATCACCCAGCCATAAGTATCCTGCATCATCTGACGCTATGCCAAACCTATATATGCCCGTATTTGCCGCTAAAAAATAGCCCAAATACTGATAGCTGGTTGTTTCAGCAGGCAGTGTTGATGATATGTTGTTTGTTGGCCCAGTAGCTGTCATGCTGGTAAAGAAGTTGACATTGTCAGCATAGTAGCCTGCTTGTGTATACTGATATAGTCCCGCTACAGGATAGATAGTTCCTCTGAAGACTATGGCATCAATTTGAAATGTGTCCAGGGCTGTACCCCCAAGATCAAATCTAATGCCCGTGATAGTGTTGTCAGTCCAATCTGTTCCGCCTACTGTCAAGCTTCGCATGTCCACAGTTATCCACTGAAATGCGCCACCATATACAGGCTCGGTCATTTGAGCATAGAATAGTGCGCTTTCGCCGTGACCGCTGGTAGTATAATATACTTTGCCATCCCACGCAGATCCGCCAGTTCTTAATAGTCTAATTTGTACGTAGGGATATTGACTACCACTAAAGCTGACAGTACGCCTTATAATAGGGTCTATGCCAGTTGATGCCACTGTGAGAAATGTAGCGCCGTTGGTTAATGTTGCACCTGTGGCTGTAAATGATTCTGCTGTGTTGGTAAAATCATAATAGAAGGGCACGGCCGCAGTTGTTACACCCGAAGGTACTATGGCAAAATTGTTTCTATGCCAAAGGGCGGGTCTCATTAGGCAAATCCTGTTACTAGGCTAGCATAGTACGTGGTGCCTATATAACTGATAGTCAACATGTCTATGGCGTTGGCTGCTGTACTCAGTGTCTTAAATCCACCGGCAAATTTCATAGTACTGGTTAATGTGTAGGGTCCACCACTAGCCGGTTGTGTGATAATCAAAGTCAAACTCTGTCCCGTTACTGGACTTGTCAATGCGTTCAGTGTAATGCTACCTGTTAAGGTAATGGTCTGTACGTTGCCGTTGGCAGCATTTGGTGTTATAGTGCCTGTAGTGCCGCCTGAGGTATAAACTGTATCACGAGTTTCGATAGCTGTAAATGCTCCCGCACCTGTTAGGGTCGCTAACGCGGTTGTTCCTGCATACCATTTGAACTGTTGGCTAGTAGTTGGAACGCTGTACCATTGTGTATTGCTTTCAATACCAATAGCATAGTCAACAGCGGCTGCACCAACTTGTGGCCATAAGACAATCTTAGTACCTGTGCTACGAGTAGTAAATGCAGGGGCTGCAAACGGTCCTGAGGCAAAGTCAATACGAGCATTAGTTGCATTACTTAGATATATTGTACCCGAACCGTCAGTCGTACCAGCTTGTGTACTGGCTGTGATAGTGGTAAATGCACCAGTGTTGGGAGTTGTTGAACCAATAGCACCCGGGCTGGCAAATGTTGCACCGTTCAAACTACTTGCGTTCAAGTTGGCCACGTTGGTAGTACTTGTGACTGTAAATGGTGCAGTGCCTGTTGCTATGGTACTAGTTATTGTGGTAAAGCGTCCAGTAGTAGCTGTGGTAGCACCTATACTCATGTTGTTTATACTACCAGCAGTCGTTGGGTTAATGGTCACAGTACCCGAACCTGTTGGGCTTAGAGTAACAGCACTGGTACTAGCTGAGTTAACTGTCAGTATGGTAAATGCACCAGTGTTGGGAGTTGTTGAACCAATGGCTGGGGGACTAACTAAACTTAATGTACCACCTAGTGTTATGTTACCTGACGTAGTTACTGTACCTGATAATGATAATCCACTAACTGTACCAGTACCCGCAACACTAGTTACTGTACCGCCAGTAGCACCCGAGACTGTGGCAAAGACAAATGCCGATCCGTTCCATTGTAGATAGGTGTTAGTTACAGTTGGCGCGACAACAAAACCAGTTGCGCCGGCGCCTGTTTGAACAGCGATCCTGTTGGCAGCGCCACCTGCCAAGTTAGTAGCAGTAGTAGCACTTGCAACAGTAGACCATGCAAATGCACTACCAGTCCACTGTAAGAATGTATTTGTTCCGCTGGCCGCAGTAATAAAACTAGTTGTATCAGCGGCTGTATTATATGGTATTTGTAAATTTGCGCCGCCGGCGATGTTGGTTGATTTGCCTGCTGTTGTTGCTGTAGTTGCTGTAGTAGCACTGCCCGCTGTTAGACTTGAGGCAGTTCCTGAGAAGTTTGTTGCTGTAAATGTTGGGCTAGATGCACTGCTAACATCTTGATCTAGTGTACGATTAGCACCTTGAACTGTTAGGGTATATGAGTTGTTAACACCAGTTCCGCCATATGCCGCACCAATAACGCTGCCATTCCATGTGCCAGTACCAATAGTACCTACTGTGGTTAAGCTGGCATTACCTGCTGTTGGACTTGCACCAATTGAATTATAACTGATTGTGATTGGGTTTGAACCATTAAATGTTGTTCCAGATACAGAACCTGTACCACTACTGTCAACAGTTAATAGACTGTTAACGGTACCAGCACTTGATCCAATAGGAATTTTAACCCACTTGACGCCGTCATAAATTACGTTATCACCTACGGCAAAGGTAACGTTACCGGCACCAAAGTTAACTGTACCTGCGGCAGTGGTAACAAATTCAAAACCGTTTGTGTTGTATGCACTGGATACGTTACTCAGTGTTGGTGTGTTAGTTGCCGCTGACCATCCGCCCTGGAACACAATGGCTCCAGTAATGTTTGCCGCAATAACTCCTGAACCGTTAATGGTAATGGTAACACCGTCAACCTTAACGCCACCTAGCTGATTGGTAGTTGCTGTGGCTAGACGAATAGCGCCGGCAGTATTAGTCAGTCCTGAGTTGGCTACCGCTGGTACTGTGACACCTCCTAACACCGTGGTTGTTGCTGTGGGTAGTGTATACAGTTGTGCTCCACTGATAACACCTGTACCCGAATTAATTGTGATAGTTGTTCCGTCAACTTTAACACCACCTAGCTGTGTAGTTGTTGCTTGTGCTAGACTTATAGTACCACTAGAATTAATAATACCGCTAGTAGCAACTGCTGGAACAATAACCCCACCCCTAACGGTAGTCGTTGCTGCCGGTAGTGTGTAAGTGTTTGCGCCACTAATAACCCCAGTCGCGGGATTGATAGTGATAGTAGTACCGTCTGGTTTAACTCCGCCTAATATACTAGCGGTTGCTATAGGTAACGTGTACTGATTACTTCCGCTTATAATACCGTTGCTAATAGTAATACTGGTGCCGTCAACTTTAACACCACCTAGTATGCTAGTTGATGCAGTGGGCAGTGAATAAATTGGTATTCCGGCAATTTGTGAATTAACTGTGCTAGTAAGGGCATATGGAGTTAATTCTGTTTTAAGAGCATATGGAGTTAATGCTGTGGCTAAATTTGAAGCTAGGTTACCCGAGGTAATGGTATTATTTTGAACATACGTTTGTGTAGCTAATTTAAAGCCACCTGGGGTCTCTCCATCCATATAGCGAATGGTTTTGGTAGTTGTATCGTTAACTAACACCCCGTTAGAGTAGCTTAATCGGTCTAACTCGGTAGCGTCATACCCTGGTAGTCTTACTTGATTGGTCATGGGTTTACATCCTTGCGTTAATGTATTTATCGACCCAGAACTTGTTAGGTCTAGTCTTTATAGACTAGTATTTATTGGTTATTCTGAGCTGTCGCCAAGATTGTTTAAAAACTGACGCAGTTTAGTTGAGTCAGTTTGCGCCCTAATTTTAGGTAAGGGTGCGCCCATCTGTGGGTCCGCTATTTCCCCAGTTTCAGAATCAATTACAGCGGGTGCGGTATTTTGACGTTTGATGTTGTCAAGAATCGCACTAGACTTAGGACGATAATCTCCATCACCCTGTCCGTCTTCTCCTGCGTCTGTAATACGTAGAGTGTCCACATCAAACTCTAGATCAATCTTCATGCCCACTCCAGAGCTTGAACGTGTCTTCATTAACTGGATCTGATACTTACCACGTTCACGCATTGCTCTGCTGGTAAAGATACCAAACACATTATCCGCAGTTTGAATCTTACTCAAACCACCTGAAATGTGACTGTGATCAAACTCAACTTCTTCTACAGCACCACGATTCAACTGTGCGGCTGTAACACATACCACATTCTTTTCCATGGCTAAATTACGTAATTCTTCACTGACAAACTTGTCTTTAATAAACAAGTTCTCTGCTGAAATCTTCTTAGAGATAGGCATCAACAAGTCCAAATAGTCCACTAAAAGTATGTCTACCTTCTTGCCTGTTTTGATTTCAAACTCTTTCATGTAGCTTCGAATGTCATTTACAGTCTTGCCTGATGGCATGTATTTGACCTGATAAGCACCGGCTTTCTTGCCGATCATGCGAACCTTCATATCTAAATTATCTATGTCTTTAAATATCTCTTTTGTTGATATACCAGTGGTCATACTATCAATTCGCATAGACACCAGTGGTTCTGACAATTCTAGAGTCAGATAGATAACATTCAGTCCTGCCAGCGCAAAATTCACGCCTAGATTGGCCAAAAACAGCGAT